AGACCTTTTTGTTGATAATTATGAAGTACAAATAAAGCAGACATTAGACCCCGATGGCAACGCTGTTAGTGATTCGTTTAGAGAAATAGCAGTCGGAAAAATCCTGGAATATCAACACCTTAACGTAATTGATGGTGCAACGTATCAAGTCAGAGTAAGAGCAGTAAACACTATAGGGTCTAAGAGTACCTTTATATCAACGACAAGGGCAATAGTGGGGGGTGTTGAACCGCCAAGTAATGTTGAAGATTTCGGGGTTGAGTTGCATGGTCAAGACCATCTAAAGCTTACATGGACACCCCCTTCAGCAAATAGCGACTTAGATATATCTTTTTACGAAATACGCTATCAAAATGTTACAACTGGTGCTAACTGGCTAAACTCAACAAATCTTGTGAGATGCCCTAGAAGAAAGTGCGATAATGCTATAGTTCCCGCTAGAGTCGGTTCATATCTTATCAAAGCAGTAGATAAAAACGGGAATACATCGGCAGAAGCTACAATCGTTACCACAAATATTTCAGCTATACAGGCTTATCAAACTATTTCAACATTCACAGAAACACCCGATATTTTTACAGCGTCAGACCAAATGGATACTACATTCCCGCTTGCTGTAAAGATAGACCCATCGGGTGATGTAATATTATCGTTAGATACAGTTACTAATTTTGACGATACAGTAGGTAATTTTGATAGTGTTGAAGGAGATTTCGAATTAGGGGGAACTGATACAACGTCAAACCCAAATTTTAATAATACAAATAGAGATGCAAAAGGGTTCTATAATTTTAGTAATTCTCTTTCACTCACACAAATATTTGATGGCAATATAGAACCATCAATAACTTTAGACGCAGAAAACCCCTATGATTTGTTTGATGGTGGTAGAGGTGCTTTATTATTCGATGAAGCCAAAGCACCTTTTGACGGAACGGAACAAATACACGCTTTTCATAGAGTGCAGATAGCCACATCAACAACATCACTAGCCGATTGCACAAGCTTTCAAGATATTACACAATCAGCAACCTTTAAATTTAAGTTTGCAAAGTTTCGTTTAAAGTTGTCAAATGATGATGCTCAAACGTCTAGTAATGTTAAAAATATTGTGATTAAATTAAATATGGAGGAAAGAACTTTTGCGGAAAGTAATGTGGCAACATCAAGCGGTAGCAAAACAGTAACGTTTACAAACCCATTTTTTGAAGCACCCGCAATAGGTATTTCCGCACAAAATATGGCTACTGGTGATGTTTTTACAATAAGTTCTAAGACAGTAAGCGGGTTTACAATAGCGTTTGCAAATTCTAGTGGGGGTGCAGTTGATAGGACATTTGACTACATCGCAAAGGGATTTGGGTTGCAAAGTTAACAGGAAAAAGGTATAAAAAATTATGGCACAAGTTTCAGATGTAAGTTTAGCAAATCAAGGTTTCAGTTCTTTTCGGACTGAATTGAACAATATTTTATCCGCATTAAATTCTTCACACAGCGGAACATCTACCCCAAGTTCAGCGGTTGCGGGAACTATTTGGGTTGATACTACAGGCACAAACACCCTTACGCTGAAAGTAAATGATGGGTCAGATAATTTAACGCTTTTTAGTGTTAACACATCAACCAATGCAGTAACGCTACCTAGTGGAGTTGGGATAACGGAAGCAGACCCTAACGCACTTCCTTTGGCGATTGCTTTAGGATAAAGGAGAAAAAACATGGCAAATACATTCAAGGTAGTTAGTCACGATGTTATGCCCGCAAGTGCGGGGAGTCCCGAAGATTTGTACACCACCCCATCAAGTACAACCACAATTATTATCGGTTTAATGCTTGCAAATATCCACACTTCTCAAGTTACAGCATCGGTAAAATTAGTATCGGATACATCGGGGGGTGGTCGAACCGCAACAAACACTACAACTTTCCTAGCTAAAAATGTTCCTATTGCTGTAGGGCAAACGACAAATATGTTAGCGGGTGGAAAGATTGTTTTAGAAACAACCGATAAAATACAAATTGACTGTAGCGTTGCGGATAAAGTTTCGGTGACTATGAGCATTTTGGAGATTACATAATGTCGGAAAACGATATTGGAAAAATAGGTGATGGCACAAGCTATGAAGCAGTTGTTAGACAACATGAGCAAACTATTAACAATTCGTTCACAATAGATTCGACTAATAACGCAATGAGTGCGGGAGCAGTTACAATAGCGACAGGGGTGACTGTTACTGTGTCTGGAACATGGGTGGTAGTATGAGCAAAATTGAAGTAGATGAAATAGTAAATCAAACTGGTGACAATGATAGTGGTATAGACCTTAGTACAAATGATGTAGTTGCAGTTAAAACAGCTAACTCAGAACGTTTAAGAATCAATAGTGCGGGTTCAGTTTCTATTGGAACTACTTCAAGTCCTAATAATGCACCTTTACTTATCCATTGTGGAACTGATGACAATATTAGAATGAATCAAGAAACTCACGCAACTATATCGGGTGTTACTGACTCTGCTAGTGCTTTTGCTACACTTAAAATAGAGGGAAACGAACTTCTTTTAAATTCACAAAGTCAAAACAATGTTTTAATTGGCTGTACTTCTATTCCATCGAATAGTGTTGGGGGTGCGGGTTTTGAAGATGCGGGTGATGACCGCATGATTTTAAATTTATCGACTACCACTACATCAAATCGTAATGTAGTTGTATTTCGTAACCCAAATAATGCTGTGGGTACAATAAACACAAGTGGCACTACAACAGGATTTAACACCTCCTCAGATTATAGACTTAAAGAAAATGTAATTACAGAATGGGATGCAACAACAAGGTTAAAACAACTCAAGCCATCAAGGTTTAATTTCAAAGCCGATAAAGATACTACAGTAGATGGTTTTTTAGCACATGAGGTATCAAGCATAGTACCAGTAGCAGTTAGTGGCGAAAAAGATGAAACACAAGATTTGGGTACTATTAAAGATAAAGATGGTAATGTGATAAGAGAAAACGTTTTAGAAACACAAACTAAAAAAGATGATGGACAAACGTGGACAAAAACAAAAACAGAAGATGTTTATCAAGGCATAGACCAATCAAAACTTGTGCCACTTCTCACAAAAGCACTACAAGAAGCAGTAACAAAGATAGAAACACTTGAAGCTAAAGTAACAGCGTTGGAGGGTAAATAATGACCTCAACATTAAAAGTAGATAAAATTGAAGGTGTAACCGCATCAAACACAATAGATATGCCACAAGGTTCGGTAATACAAGTTGTAAATACTGAAGACGAAACAGCGTCTACTACGTCATCTACATCATTTGTATCAACATCAGTTACAGCAACAATTACACCAAAGTTTGCAACCAGTAAAATTCTTGTAATCTGTCAAGCCTCAATAAGACAAAATACAAGCAGTTCTAATGGAAGTTCTGTTCGGGCGGAAATACGCAGAGGAACTACAGCTATTGGAAAAAGAACAGAAGTAGGAACTAGAGAAATAGCGGGTACTGGAAATGCAGATAATATGCAAGGAGCTTTTATTCTAAAAGTTTTAGATAGTCCTAGCACAACGAGTGCAACAACGTATACTGTGTTTTTAGATGTTTTAAATTCAGCCGTTTCGGTAAACATAAATCACAATACAAGCGGTTCTACAATGACATTAATGGAGATTGCCCAATGAGTACACTCAAAGTTGATACAATACAGGGCAAGACAACTTCTGGAACTGTTGCTATTCCAAATCATGTTATTCAAACTATTACATCAGAGTTTAGCACTCAAACAAGCTCATCTTCTAGTACTTTTGCTGATACTGGTTTAACAGCTTCAATCACACCCTCATCATCAACAAGCAAAATTCTTGTTATTGTTCAAGTAGCTTCTTGTTTTACAACTACTAATACTAATGCAGAATTAGATATAAATCTTTTAAGAGACTCAACACAACTAATAGCAAGTATGGGTGGTAGAGGAACTAATAGTTTAACTAGTGGTGATGCGATTGGCACTGTTGGCTGTGTCTTTCTTGATTCCCCCTCTACAACATCAGCAACAACATATAAATGCCAGTTTAAATCTTCAGCAAATAATGCTACAGCATCTGTTCAATTAGGTAACACAACATCAACGATGATGCTACAGGAAATAGCTCAATAGGAGAAAACAATGACAACAATAACTCAAGCATTAACAAGTTTAGGAATCACAGAGTGGGTTTATAGGGGTGATGATGCAACGTCAGAAAAAGAATTCAACGAAAGGTTTCGTAAGGTTACTGGAGCAGACGAAAATGGTCAAGCTATCGAAAGTGCAGACCCGAAGGATTGGGGAACAACATGGAAAGCGGTGTCTGACAAAAAGACAGAGTTAATAAATGCCGAACCTATGAGATTACTTAGAGTTGAAAGAGATAGATTATTAGCGGAAACAGATTGGACAGCACTAGGCGATGTTACTCAAACAAGTGAAATGAAAGCTTATAGAACCAAGCTTAGAGATTTACCCGCTAGTGCAAAACCAAAGTTATCAGCGGATGGTACACTTGATATGTCCTCAGTAACTTTCCCAACGAAACCAAGTTAGAATGACCAAAGCAGATATAAACGCAATATTAATGGAACTTAGCGTTCTTAAAAACGATATGTACCATTTTAGACAAGACATGGAACGTAGGGTTTCACGACTTGAAAGAATAGTTATTTCTATAACCGCCTTTTATGTGTTAAGTTCATTTGGGGTTATCTTCAACACTATAGTGCTATAAATTGACTACAGGGGGGTTTGTAAATGTTTGACCCTGTAAGTATAAGTGCAAGCCTAGCAGTCGCAAGCACCGCTTTTAATGGCATAAAAAGGGCATTTCATGCGGGTAGAGAACTAGAATCTATGTCGCAAGACCTATCTAGGTGGATGGGTGCGGTTTCTGATATTGATAACGCCCATAAGTCAGCAAAAAACCCATCGTTACTTAAAAAGGTTATGAATGGCAAAAGTATTGAGCAAGAAGCCATTGAAGCGTTCACCGCAAAAAAGCAGTTGGAAGCACAAAGAAATGACTTACGCACCTTCATTCAATTTTCGCATGGACAATCAGCATGGGATGAACTGGTAAGGATGGAAGGAGAGATTAGAAAAAGAAGGCAAAAGGAGGTTTA